GCCCTCCTCAACAATATGTTTTCAACGTCTTTGGTAAATTCTTCACCCTGTTCCTGCATCATGACCTCATCCCAATGTGCTGTAGCTCTCGGATGCTTTTCTGTGCTATAGTTCATTGACCTACCCGTAGGTGATTTTGGCATATTTGGTATGCTGAACCATCCGACAATTACACCATTTTCGATTATCGGGATATTAGGTCCGTAGACATTACCTTCATATAGATAATGTGCATACGGAACAGCTTCATTTCCCCATTGTACGTATTCTGGAGTTACCTGTGCAAATGCTGATTGTGAAAGGGCACCTTCGTCCATAGGAACATACGGGTCACATCTCTTTGCAAAAGCGGTATGTATCTCAAGCATGGTTGCATCATCAACGATATCCTGAAGTTGCTGTAATATGATATTGCTGATATCAACCGATACTGACATATTATACTCCTTGCGCTCTGTAATGTGGTAGTCCTCTGCCGGGCCCAACATTTACTGCGGCGACTTCAATCTCAAAACAACCTTGTAACTCTTTATACTTCTCAAGTAAATCTGATGAGCGATGCCCTGAGGCATACTCATTTATTACATCGTCAACATCGCCTTTAACGATGATATCTCCCTGTCCAAGTGTAAAAAATTGAGCTTTGACATCAGCAGGAAGATTTATCCATACACCTTTTTCTTTGAAGCTGGCAGACTCACGTATTCTACATACTGTACTGTTTGTCTCAAGAACTGTATCTCTGATTGTTACTTTATCATGTACATATTTCCAGAAACAACCATCAACAACATGCTTATACCACGTGACCATCTGTGTGATTGGGTCTGTGTATTTGTTGTAGATTGTAACAGTGGTATCCCACCAAACAGGATATTTACTCATTCGGATATACTCCTCTATAAAGCACTTTCTGTCCAAGACTATTCTTGACAGCTGAAAGATATTGGTCGACTATCTGTTTAATCTGCGCCTTACTGTTTTCAACCACATCTTTTGCATTAAGCACATTATAACTTACAGATACACCATCGTTGGACTGACTCGCGATTCCAGCGCCTTCTGCGTTATTCTGCGCTGATGCTGTATCAAGTCCATTGACCTGCTGTTGTGCTACGATGTACTGAATAATCTTGTAAACACATCTTTTTACAGCTTCAGGATATTCCTTTTCATTCTGAAGCCTGTTAAATGTGTACCAATCAACAACGGAAGAAGCTTCAAACTCTAAATCATTAAAGGTGGTTTCATCAGCTGTTCCACCATAATTCCGATATTCAAGATATGTCAGATACATTGACTACACCACCTTTCAATTATTTTGCTTTCTTAGTTCTCTTAGATACAGGTTCATCGACTTCAGCTGTAGCTTCATCGACTTCAGCTGACTTTGAAGTTGTAGCTTTGAGCTTTGCATTTTCAGCTTTAAGCTCTGCTAACTGCTTCTTTAAATCAGCAATCTCTGCCACATGCTTTTCATATGCAAGCTTTAATGAGTTAGTGTCGTTCGGAACATGCTCTTTAATCACGTTTCCAAGCGAATCCACAACATCATAGCCTTTAGAGATATATTTGTCTACTGCATCTGCAGGAACGTCTAAATAGACGTTCCTGCGCTTTACTGTAACTGTCTTAGCGTCTGTCATAACTGACTCCTTATATCAACTGTCATTCAGTTGTTTCTGTGGTCTCGGTAGTTTCAGTTGTCTCTGTAGTACCAGTTGTGCCGGCATCAGTGATATTAAACTGAATTGCATCCGACTTCTTGTTAAGAATGAATGCGTCCTCGAATGACTCCTCGTAGTAAACATACTTGCCTTCTGACATTGCTGAAGGAGCATCAAGTCTTGAGAAGGTGTAGCTTACGGGTGTGATGACTGCAAGCGGATGAACAAGGAACATGTTAATCTGCTTTGCTCCGGGAGCTACTTCCCAACCTGTAGTAAACTTATAAGCTGTTTTCATAAGTGTTGCAGGAACACCGATGACTTCAACCTCATCAAGTCTGTTTACTCTACGGTCGATTGCGTTGGGTCCTGAAGTGATGTCCATTGAACGTGAAATCTTATCAGCATTGCCGATGAGCTTCTTAACTTCATTGGTTACATACAGGATACGACCTGTAGGAGGTACCATTGCATTGTCCATCTTCAGCATTAAGTCATCAAATACATTGAGAACATTCTGAAGTGTAAGAACTGTGGTATCAGGTGTATGTGTCTCCTGAGTACGGGGATTCTTTGTCTCAAGCCAGTCAGTGTAAATCTTTGAAATGAGATAAGCATCCATTTCGGGGAACTTCTGCTCTGTATTAAATACGTTAGTGATGTTAGCGATGGTTGCTACCATGTTGGTCTGGTCAATGTCCATAGGATGAACAAGTGTAGACCACTTTCTCTGATTCTCAAGAGTCTTGGGCTCCCAAGCGTTGTCGTAATTACGCTGTGCAAATGCTACGGTATCTCTGTCAGCATTAACACGACCGGAAGTTGAAATGCTGGGAATCTCGATAGTCTTTGCACTTGTCCAACGATATCTGCCATTGTTAGGTGTGCTGTAAAGCTTACCAAAGTTGAGGACGTAAGGCCACATCTGTGATAATGCTCTTGAATACTCGGTCGCATAGTTAAGTGCTCCCTGTGCGGTTGTGCCATTGTTAGCGGGTGCTACATAATCGGGCATAGTTTTTTCCTCCTGTATAAAAATGGTTTTTAAGGCATAGGTCTAATCGGCGTAAAGTGCATCGCATTTAAAAAGCCTCCAGTCGGGTCACCTGCGTTTACATCTTCAGCTCCGGGTGTAGAACCTACGAACTGCGGTTTGCTCTCAGGACTTTCATTAAACTGGTTTAAATCAATCTCAGTAATGAATGCATCCTGATTGCTTTCGGTGTATGACTTCAAGAAGTCATCAGCACCAAGAATGGAGTCATTCTCCATCTTTAACTGCTTTGCAAGCATAGACTGTATGAAGTCTCTTTTAGCGGCCGTACTTGAGAACGTCTGTCCATCAGCATACCTATTAACTGCATACTTATAGGCCTGCTCCTGTAACTGCTTCTTATGAGCTTTTGAATCCTCATCATACTTAGACTGTAAAGTCTGAAGCTGTGTGGTAAGCTCGGCAAGCTTTGTAGTATCTGCGCCTGCACTCTCAAGCTGTTTCTTTAGAGTCTCCAAGTCTGTGTCGCGTGTTGAGATTGTACCTGTAAGAGTCTCAATCTCTCTTGCTTTTGACTCAAGCTCGGCATCAAACTTACTCTTGGACACATATGCGCCTTCGCTCAAATCAGCAAACTTAGCATTGCCAGCTTTTGCTAATTCGGCAAACTGTTCATAAGTCAATACGCCATTCTCTGCTTTGTCAAAAATTTCTTTGATGTTCATAAATTTCCTCCATTCTTTATGTCTGTTATTTGTAAACGCGGATTACAGTGTCCGCTGAATGTGCGTTCTTTAAACGACTTTACGCTGGTCGTATATATCAATGGGCTATTCACCCTTTTGATAACTGATTTTCCACTGATTCCATGCGTCTTTCAAGATTGTGTACTTTCTCAATTAAGACAGGTACCTGCTCGATACCAGCACTATGTTTTTCCACCTGCGCTGTGATATAATCAAGCTTGATGTTCATCTCCGACTGATTAATTTCTAATTTATGCTCAATCTGCCTGTTCGACATGATATTGGTAAAAATTATTCCAATCAACGCTAAAACACCAGTGATA